GGTGCTTACACGAACAGTGCTGCCGCTCAGGTAACCGCGAAGACAAACGAGGAGCTCATGAAGTATGGTTTCCGCCCCGAAGATCGTCGTGGTAAGCCTAACCGTATGGGTAATGCTGGTCGCATGAATGTTCGCGAGAGTGCCCTCAAACAGGGTGGTGCCCTCACTACGGTCCGCTCGGATACGACTCGTATCGATGGACGCATTGCCCCTGCGAATGGTGGCTGGACACAACAATACCAGCAGAAGTCGTTCCATAAGTTCAATGCCTATAAGGGTAATGCCAACCCCAACACTTGTCATCTCGATATTGCCAAGCGTCAGCTCCAGAACAACCCACTTGCTCATACCCTTTATCAATGAGCATTTAGAAAATAGTCATTAGACAAAAACAATCATTAAAATATTGTACCTATATTTTAATGAAGGTGTATAACCTATCTATCGATAGTAGTGAGCGTGAAACGAATCTATATGCACACACCAATAGTTACGTCGTTACTTTAGAAAATCCAATTTATGATATATCCAATATTAAATTGGTTTCTGGGCGAATTCCCACACCTCAATTGACAACATGTGTCACGAATAAAACGTTTAGTGTTGATGGTGTCGACATAACACTAAATGAAACGAACTACTCAAATGGGTACGTTTTGGCTGAAGATCTAGATTTAGAACTATCACCTCCTATTACGAATGTGGATATGGTCACATACGACGAAGACACAGACCACTTGATTTTTTCAAATACGACACCCGGTGATAACAATTTTACATTTGAATTTTACAGTGGAACAAATGGATATATAATAGATTCATCACCCTTAACTACACCTCACCAAGTATTAGGATTTGGGTCTAAGGATTACACATCAACTAGTAATGTTCTCACATCAGGTGCAATCAATCTGAATGGACCAAATTCCCTAGTACTGAAATTGACTACAGGTTCCGATGAATTTAATCAAGATATCTATTCATCTACACCCTTTTATACCGGACATATACTTCTAGATGGTTCAGACTTTATAAACTTTAGCGGTGTGGACGATCCACTCGTGCACCATTTCCATTCGGGTCCTCAAAAAATTATTCGAGACATTCGAATCGAATTCTTCTACATGAGTCATGGTCGTCTCATCCCTTATGATTTTAGAAACCAAGATCACATACTGAAATTTGAAATCACTGGATCAACCGATAAATTAGAGGGACTTCCCAAAGTTCCAATTGAAGAAGTGACAGAAAAAGAAGAAAAATCTATAAGCATTCCCGAAGTAGTGGAGAATGTTTATAGATGGAAACGAGAATACATCTATATTACACTGATTATCATAGTTGGGTTACTCCTCATATTTTTTATGAAGGGTGGGCGTCCCAAGTACCCTAAAAAACTTAGCGAGTGATCGCATAGACGGGCTGCGCGGGCTTCTTGACATTGGTGTTAATGCGGGAGATCACCAAGAAGACAATCACCGAGAGGAGGGTGGTGACCAGAGCGGTGAGTGCATACTGGGTACCACCGTTCTTGGGGACCTTCACGATTTGGGTGGTGACCCAGCGGATGAAATCCATCCAGGACATGGCGGCGGCGAAAGAGAAGCCACCAACGATGGAGTTGAGAGTTTGAGTCTGGAGCTCCTGTGTGACGATATCGACGGTCTGGAGGGCGGTGGTAACGGCGGACATTGTATATAGTACTCTGGGAAAATTATTCAGGTAAGAGATCCTCCTTCTCGACAACCTTTTTAAATTTTTTCGTTTTTATTGTTTTCATTTTCGTGAATAATTGTTCGTCATCTGACGAATCATCACTAGAGCTGCTCTCCGACTCATACATCTTAAATTTAGTTTCAGAGAACGACCATGCCTTTGGCTCAGAGATGCCCATTACTATTAATAGCATTTTTTAACATATGTTCTGTCGGGTTCTGGGGTACCCAACTTTCCCAACGATCGTATGCCCGATTCACGAGAATGAATCTTTCTTCCTGTCCTGAGTACCTTTCAAAGGGTGGGCAATCCTCTTCCGCCACCTCCTCAACATCTTCGTCTTCATCGTCCGAACCCTCTTCATCATAAATTTCGGGAAATAAACTCCCTATATCCTGACCGACCGTATACATAGCACAATACTTCATCGCATATTCCATATCCTCTGAGAGTACAGTATCCCTCCCACACGCTTTGGAATATTCAGCTGCTAATAGCATACTTTTTTCCATGACAGGCATCAATATACCGGTCATAGTGTTGATATACTCTTCAACCATACCAGAACCTCCGTCACCGAAGCCAGTTTGTATGTTCATGTTTAATATTTAGTTTCAAAAAGAGTTTGACCAGTTCCCTCACTTACACGAAGGACGTTGTAGCTGAGTGCATACACTCGAATTTGTCTACTGAAATCTGGGCATGACGTAAGACTTAGGTTAAGAATTTGATCTTTTACGAGACTGAAATTGATCTGTCCTGTAGGATACCATTCTTCCGGTTGAAGAGCAAAACTATATGAATAGAATCGTCTAATGAGTTGGGACTTTGAGTGATGAATCGCGGCCTGAACAGCCTTTAGGAAGATGACATTCCCAGTATCTTGGGTTATGATATCTTGACCATCTAGGGTGAGTGTTAAGTAGTCCATATTTTCATAGAGTATAAACTTCCCATCCTGGACATTCGAAGTGTTGTCGTAATCGAATATGGTTACAAAATTACCTTGAAGCGTTTTGTCAACAGCATTCACGTTACTCCCCTGTCTCTGAACAACAAAGTACAATTCTTTGATTGGATTTGTAAAACCCAATTTGAATTTTCCTTCATTGATACCAACACCAACTTCAAAAATATCCTGTTGAAGTTGTGTGATCAAATAGTCTGTGGATGAGTGTTTAATTTTAATACGTTCTGTAGAATCCAAAAAAACAACTTCAGTACAGAGTTGAAAGTCTTTTAGTTTGAGGGTTTCCTCTAAAGTACTGTACGATCCATCACCTTTGATGACCAAATCCTGTGCATCTCTTAATTTGAATTCCAATTCAACTTCTTGTTTATCAATGGCGCACATGGGTACTGCAAGTTCTGGGTGTTTATGGAAATAAAATGGAAGATCAACAAAGAAACTTTCGTCTGATGTTAAACCCAGTGTATTATGAATGACGATACCAGAGTTACCTCCACCACTCTCAATAACCTCACCGACAAGTTTATCTGATGTTCTGAGGGGATACTTACCAATAAGTTGTTCGAGAGCTTTTTGTTTTGTTTGTGTAACATTCTGTTCCGAATAAATCTGAAGATAATCACTCGTGAGTCTTTGAATCACTTTACCACCAATGATGAGATCTACGTGTTCTATAATTGCATGGGCGACGGACTCTATGTACATCGTAGCACTGGTTTCAATAATCTCTGGAAGTGTCATCTTGACACTCAATGTCTTGAGAAGATCACCCTGGTTTTGAGGAATCTTAAAACGTACATTGGTCCCAAAATCAAACTGATTATCTGCTTCTATATCCACAAATTCCGTGGAAAAGTTCGAATGTTTTTTGAAACTTTCCACAAAATAACTGTAGTCTGGATCTACCGTAAAGAACCTCTCTTGAGGCCCAGAGGCCGAGAGTTGTACTTGTCCAGCCATTACTACTATATCTATCTAAAATTTTAATCCAGCTAATCCACTCTCGATACGCAACACATTATAATTCACTGCATACACCCGTGTATCATTTTCATATGCAGCATTTATAGGGTTGATCTCAAGTGTGAAAAGCTTATGAGATATACGACTCATATTCACTTGACCGGTTGGGTAAGGCGTATCGGGTTTGAGAGAAAATGAGTACATACCAAACTTTGAGGGACCCAAACGACGAGTTGAACCATTAATCGCCTCTGGTGTAAAATCAAGTGCTAATGGAGAATTTATATGGTGTTTAAGTGCTTGTTCATACGTGAGAAAGAGACCATCACGATCGAATACAACTTCGTTGTTGAAACGGAGTTCAGCATTTACGATTTCATTGTAATAATTCGGTATATTATTCAAAGATGCCAATTTTGAATGGGACACAAAGAAAAGTTCCTTCACTGGATGTTGAAAATTGAGCATCACAGACTTTTTGTTTTCACCAGGTTTCATTATAAACTTTGCCACCTGCACCTGTGTAATGATATAGTCGAGTGGTCTTGACATTAGGTACCCCCTCTCTTCGGGAGTGACATACACAAACTCAGTGTCTAATGAGAATTTAGCAATCGAAGCTGTCACGTCAGAAATACCTTCTGGGTCGGGATTATCAGGAGAACTGAGATTTCTCACAAGCTGACTGAGAGGTCTCGTTTTAATTCTCACCTCAACCAATTGTTTCGTCAGGGCACATGTGGGTATAGAAAGGAATGGATTCCTATAGAAATAGAATGGTAGATCTAGAAAGTATGTGTATTCACCTGCATAACTCAAATAATTTCCATGACCATTTAGGAAGTACAACGTCTGTTCAATGTCATCGTTCGTATTGTTAA